GCCCAGGCGTGCGCCCAATGCAGCCAGCGGCGGGTTTCACGCTCCCGTCCAAGGACCGCGAGGCCGAGCAAGTCGTCAAGACCGCCGCCATCGATGCCAATAACAGCAACCTCGCAGCGCTCGAGCAGCGCGTCCAGCGTTAGACCCGGCTCGCCGGCTTCTTCCCAAAAATCAGCCCCCGCCCATCTGTCGGTGCGGAGGTTCAGGCCGATCTCGATGTTGAGATGCTTGGCCAGAAACTGCTGGAACGCGCCATCCTGCTTTGGCTGGTTCTTGCGCAGGTTGTCTTCCAGCCATTCGGCGCTGACGGACCGCCCCAAGTTTGGGTTGGTGACGTAGAAGTTCTCCGGCTTCAGGTACGCCTTCGACTCCAGCATGTCTGCCGGAAACTCGTACAGGATCCCCAGCGTCTTCGGATCCTCAATCTTCCCGTCCCGGACATCCCGCCAATAATCCAACTTCTCCTTGAACACTCCGGCCGGCGGTTCGTCGCTCTGGGTTGTGAGATAGATCACCCAGCCCTCGTCGCGCGAGACCTGACCGCCCAGTGCCTCCATGAACATGGCCGACGCCTTGGCCTGCTTGCCGAACACCCAGAGCTCATCGACCATCACCCGTCCCGACTTCTTGCCGGAGACCGTGTCCGTGTCGGCCGCCACCACCTTGAGGCTGTTGCGGTTCACGCGGTGCGTGATGGTCCTGATGTGATCCTGAATGTGGAAGAGAGCCTTGAGCTCGTCGTCCTCCCGGACCATCGCCGCGGCCGGCTTGAAGCTGTTGTCCGCCACCTCCTTGGTGGGCGCCAGGATCAGGTGCTCTTCTTCCTCGCGCCAGCACAGGATCAGGGCCGTGAGCATGATGCCCGCGGCGATAGTGCTCTTCGTATTCTTCTTCGAGATCAGCAGCCCGTACTCTCGAATCAGCTGTTTGCCAGTCTCCGCGTCGTAGCCGCCGAAGATGGCCGCGACGAAGTCAAAGACCCACTGTTCGGCGCACTCACCGAAGGTCGGTTTGCCTGGCAGATCAACGACCCGCAGCTCCTTGAAGATCGCGAGCGCTTGTTCTGCCTGGTCCGGATAGATCGGCGGCGGAATGATCGACTGCCGCTGAAGGAGCCTGCTCTCCCATCCGGGGCAGGCTGTCGTCCACGTCGGCATTTAGACCTGCTTGCCGCCCGCAGCAACCAGCTTCGGCGGCGCCGCGGCCCTGAACCGGCTCGCCGCCTTCTCGGCCTCGGCTTGCTGCTGCTCCTTCTTGCCGCCTTCGCCCAGTTTCTGGTGCATGTACGGCATCAGCGCCTTTGCCGCGTCCGCGCGCAGCTTCGGATCCGCCCCAAAGTCGTTCATCACGAACTCCAGGTAGTCGCGGGGATCCTTGAACCGATTCGTCGGCACCTCAAGACCGTCATCCTTGGCCGGCGCGCGGCGGTTTGCGATCTCCGCTGCCACCTTCGCATGCTTTAGCAACCGGCTTGCTTCGACCGCCGCACTTCCCGGGCTGTACCCGGCGGCAATCGCGGCCTTTTTCCCATTGGAATCAATGAGATAGGCGTCAACGAAGGCCCTTTGCTTAGGGGTCAGAGACATTAGCATCCTCCCCCAGGGGGGGAAATTTTCTGCGCGTGAGGAACCGTGCGGTTTCCGGACGGCAGAGCTCCAGACTTTCGATGCCCCCCGGCCCTGCTGTTCAGACGCTCTTCGCGTTCGGGTCCGGGCCGACCAGCTGCCACAGCGGCGAGCGGTCGGGTGGGATGGCCCACAACGGGTCGCCCGCCGGCGGCATCTGCAGCAGCTCCGTGGCTTCAGGCTTCGGCGCTGGTGTGGCCTCGGCCTGCGGCTCCTTGTTGCCACCACCACAGGCGGCGAGCACCAGGGCCAGGATCACGATGGATGCCTTCATGCTCCTCGAGCCCGCTCGGCTGCTTCCGCCTTGGTCTTCTCGTCGTGGTGTGCGGTGCACAAGGACTGGCCGTTCGCCTCGTAGTCGTCCCGTCCACCCTTCCATAGCGGGGTGATGTGGTCGACCACGTCTGCTGCCCTGACCTTGCCTTCCTTCTCGCACTCCACGCACAAGGGGTGTAGCTGGAGCCAGCGCTTGCGCCGGTCCACGGCTGCCCTTCCTCGCATGCGCTCTGTCTCCTGCGTGGGGATGCGCTGGGTGACGAGTGCCGACAGTCTGGGCTTGAGCGTGGTGAGCTTCATGCCACCAGCCCGAGTTCGGCGAGCACCTTGGCCCTTGCCTCTTCGCGGGTGCGGCCATGAACCATCCACACCGGATTGCCGGGCTCCGTGATCGGGTTGTCGCCCATGATCTTGCCCATCTTGGCCCATGCCAGATAGCCGCCACCCTGCAGTGCAGGCGTGGTTGCCACCTCAAAGTCGCCATGCCTCGTGATGTGTTTCAGCGAGAAGTCGAGCGTTCGCATGGCTGATCTCCTGTCCTGGCCTGCATCCGACTGACCGAGCTTGATCTGGCCCGGCTGCACGCCTGCGGTATGCACTCGCCTTGTCCCGGCTCCGGAGTGCGCGAAGGGAGACGCCCCATGATCAATGGCGTCGGGCAAAGATGGCTGGGAGATGCGCCCTCGTTGCTGCGCGAGCGGTGAGGTGTAGGGCGAACTCCCTAGCAGGGGAGCGGGCTAGAGAGTGCAGCCCGCGTGATACTTGCGCTTGGCAGCGACGTACGCAGCGTGCGCTTCTTCAGGCGAATCGAATCCGCCCAGTTGAACTGTTTTGCCGTCCACACTGATGCATGAACGCCAAGGCCGATTCTTCACCTTGGTCTCGAAATACACGCCGAGCAGCCCAGTCTTGTTCCGACGCTGGGGTTGCCTTTGGTTTTGCGTGTTGACCGAACAGCCAACATCGCGAAGGTTCTCCAGACGGTTGTCGTCGCGCCGGCCATTGATATGGTCAATCTGACCGCGCGGCCATTCACCGTGAGCCCAAAACCACACAAGCCGGTGGTACGCGAACTGGCAACCTCTGAACCGAATGAATCGATACCCGTCGCCATCGATTGAGCCGACGACATCGCCGACCCTGACATTGCGTGCCGGCGCGATTCGCCACGTTATGGCGCCCGTCTCAGCGTCGATGCTCACCATCTCTCGCAACAGCTTGGCGACTTGGTCATTCATCTGTCGGATGGTATTTCGAGACGCTCAAAGAACAAAGCCCTCCATGTGGAGGGCTCTGCATCTGAGCTTCACCGGCACCGCCGCCTCCTCATGGATGGGCGGCTCCTATGCGTATGCGCTCAGCCGTTGCGAGATTGTAGAGCAAGCTCTGCCATATGTGTCAAGCCCCAAGATCAACCGTGGCGCCAAACTTGCTGGCAACGTAGGCGCGCATGGCGGCGACTAGGGGAGTGGGGCCAGTGCCATATGTGCTGCTTCCGGTGATGGTGTCTGAGCCCCAGTCGGTGATCGTCGCACCGTCAGCGTAGGCGATCCATTCGCCCAGTTTGTCGGTCGGACCAAGCACAAGGCGCTCCCGCTCGATGATCGGGCCGCCGTCGAACCAATCCTCGCCGGGCCGATAACCGCCCATGGAGACCATCTGGATTTCACCGGGCCACTCAATGCGCCCGGGCAACACTCGCGCACCCTCCGCCTTCGCCACTGCCGCATCCAGCAGCGCGCCTTCCAGTTCTGCCACTTTGTATTCCATGGTCACTCCTCAGTCGGGCGGCGCCCGTGGATGTCTACGACATGCATGATCGCCCGTTCAAGACCGATCCAGAATCCGCCCGCTTGGCGCGGCAGGCAAGCCACTACCCGCCATGTGGTCGCGGGTCTCTCTATGTCATAGCCGACCGGCAACGGCGTGGCACGGACCTCCACTGACTCAAAGGTGTGCGTCGTGCTATCGGCCAAGGTGATGTCGATCATTTCATGCCTTTCTGTTCACCAGCATCTGTCGCCCATCACGGACAAGCAGCGCCAAGCCCTCAAGCGTAGTCCCGATCTCCGATGCTGCCCTGCGTGGGCTCACCGGCTTGATGTAGCACCATGCCAGCGCGCGGCGGTGCGGCTCGGGCAGCTGGCCGACGAAGCGCGCGATCCTCGATGCGTCGGCACCATCCACCGCGATCCCGCTCCATGACGCCTCCGCGCCCCGCGCCCGTGCTGCACTGCGGTAGAGGCGGAACATCGGGCTCACGCTCGGTGCGCCAGACCCGTTGCACCACTGAGCCCAGTTCTGCAGGCGCTTGTGTATCTCGGCGTGCTTCGCCTCGACGTAGTGGAAGTCGATCGCCTTGGTTGCCATCAGCATTTGTTCCCTCAGATTTGCGCGGTGGTCAAGCGGCGCGCCTGCCGCTGTCATTGGCAATGAGCAGCCCCGAGAACAGCCCGCCCACAGGCGCGAAGGCCGTGCGCTTGCCGCTTCGGTGCTTGCTGACCGTCTGATGGCTCACCCCAAGTTCCGCCGCCAGCTCGAGCCCCGTCTTGGACGACGCGCGGATGTAGGCGATCTGTTCCGGGGTCAGAGCCGAGCGCCTGCGCCCGCTGGCACGGTTGGCGGTGATCCGGCGAATGTTGTTCTTGAGCTTGCCGCTCTTGGCGACCAGCGCGCCCTGCGCCGCCACCGGCCGGCACACGAGGTGCTCCGGGTTGATGCAGGTGCGCTCATTGCAGGTGCGGAACACCCGCCAGCCGTTCGGGATGGGCTTGGCGGTCTTGACGTGCCACATGGCCCGCCATCCGGTCTGGGTGCACATCCCGCCTTCGCGGCGCGTGAAGTCCGGCGCCCACACGCGCGGGTAGCCATCGGACACAGCGCCGGCCCACAGCCAATGCCCGTCGTCGGTGATGCGGCAGCGCTCCCGCAGGTCTTCCGGGCTCATGCCATCCTCCCGGCCGTTCCCAGTCTCGCCAGCAGCTTGGCGTTCGCCTGCACGCTCACCCCGACATGCCCGACCCACATCGCCGCAGCGTGAACCCGGTTCCTCGCGTCCATCTTGGACTTGGTGCGCATGATGTGGATCTCGATGGTTTTGAAGCTCAGGCAGAACTCCTCGGCGATCTCCTTGGGCGTGCGGCCCATGACCAGCCGGTTCATGATTTCGCACTGCATGCCGGACAAGCCCCAAGGGTTCGGCAGCGGCTTGATGAACGGCTCGCGCGGCGGCTTGGCCTTCGGGGGCTTGGGAGTGCGAACCACGCGCAGGCGGGGCGGCTCCGGCAGGACGTCACCCGGGCGACAGCGCAGCGGCTCGGCGAGCGCGGCGAAGGGGTTCATGCCTCGATCCTCCGGCTCCAGCCAAGAGCCAAGCCCAGGTTGTCCAGCAGCGCCTGGTTCACGCGCTGGCGCTCCTCTTCGCTCAACTGCGGCAGTTCGTCGGGAAAGCTCATGTCGTCTCCTTCAACGGTTGGTCTTCGCTGACTTCATGGCGCGGTCGTACAGCACCACGTTCACCGCTGCGGCCAGATTCAGGCAGTTCAGCGATGGAATCTGGATTACGGTGGCGGCGGCGTTGACGACATGCGGCGAAACGCTGCCGTCCTCCGGGCCGAAGATGTAGTACGCGGCCTCGGGGTGGACGAAGTTCTCAATCGGCCGGGCGCGCGGGTGCAGCTCCACCACTACGGGCACGGCTCCGAAAGGAACTGCGTTCAGCACGCCGTCCGACTCGATGCAGGGGATGTGCTTGTAGGCGCGCATGGTGTCGGTCGCGTACTTGCCCAAGCGCCCGCCGGCCAGCACCACCAGCGAGGCGCCGAAGCACCCGGCCGCGCGAAGCACGCCGCCCAGATTTGCCTTGTCCTTGCATCGGTCAAGGCCGATGGCCGCGAAGCCACGGTTCATGTCGTCTCCTTCGGTTGATCGGTCCACAGGGGTAGGTTCTTCGGCCATTGGCCGGTCATAGGTGCGCCCAGTTATTGCGGAGGCGCACCGCGCGAATCGTCGAACTCGCAACGCCCAGCACGGGCGCGAGTTGCAGGGAGGATTGAGGGCTCTCGCGAATCCACCGAACCAGTTCGGCCGTCAACACCGCATGCCCTTGCTTTTCGCCACGGCAATCCGTCCCATGCAGCAGGCGGTCAGCGTGGTTGCCCTCCGGCGTGTCCCACCGCAGGTTTTGCAAGGCGGCGTTCGCTCGATCGCCGTCCTTGTGGCAGGCTTCATGGCGCTCCGAGGGGCGCGGGCCAACGAACGCCTCCAGAACGAGAACATGGACGTTCGACTTCTTCGCCTTCCAGTTCCTGCTGAGATTCACGAAGCGGTACCCGGCGCCCTTCACGTCGATCGGACATGCCAACAGGCGTCCACGGCGCAACCTGCCGCTCTCGCAGATCCGGTCCATGGATCGCACCCGGCCATGGTCGGAAACCTCGTAAAGCCCCTCGTATCCGACCACCGGCAACCAACGCTCTGTCATGCGTCACTCCACTTCGGTAGGTTCTCGGGCCACGTTCCCGCAGCCAGGATTGCGGCGCGCGTCTTGGCGCCGAGTTCGTCTTCAAGCGCGCGGCGCTCGGCCTTCGGCAATGAGCCGGATGCGCCGACGAAGTCATGGCACAGGCGGCAGCCGGGCCAGCCATGGCGCACATCAGTCTTGATCCCGGTTCCTTTGCCCTGGTCTCGGTGGCAGAAGTCCAGCCGAGTGCCCCACGGCGGAATCCAGCCGCAGCGCATGCAGTACCCAAGATCCTTGGCCGCTTTCTGGTAGGCCAGGGACTGGCTGGCGCACTCCTTCGATATCGGAATTCCGACATCGCTACTTTTTGCGTAGGTCGCGCGCCTTGTGGCCGGGCGCAGCGGGGCCGGTGGCGGCGGGGTGAAGGTGGCTCGCTTGAAGCCGGTGCGGCGCAGCATCAGTCGCACCCCCGGCCGATGGAGCCGGCATCGCGGGCGTCCACGAACTGGCGCCACGGCACCCAGCCCTTGGGGCAGTGAAAGCCCCACTCGCGC